TTTTTTCGTATCCAAACCTTTCAAAGTCTTCGTGGTAGTAATCGTTGATCCAGTCAATCGTTTCTCGATCCATATCTTTTGGTACTCTTGCCGAAACGATTCTATTCTCAATAACACGTTTGTATATCTGATCTTCTGGACGTTTGTTATAATGTGTTATCTTACTACTCCCCACATCTATTCTATCAGAAACCAGAGAGGGTATCTTACTGATCTCTTCCAGTTTTACAATTTCGTCAACAGCAACCTCGCCGTTCAGTTTTATGAAATCAGACTGCTTACATAAATGTCTGAACTTCTCAGAACGAATCGGGTCTTGCCTTACTGTTTTGTCGATCCAAGTCCAGTGAGGCGCAACGCTTCGGTAATTACATGCGCTGATAATCCTTTCGTATGGATTTCTTACTGTAACTAATTTTTGAATAGAAAGCAACTCTTCTTCGGGGATATATCCATAGTCGACATATTCTTGCAGTGTCATATAAGTTAAGACCAACGGTCCTGGTACTTTCCAGTTATTGTTCTTGGCGAACAGATATCGCTCATTGGGGGAATCTGATTGATACAGTTGCTCGATCGTTTTGTTCTTCTTTATCTCATTGTAACCATTAGCATTTGCGAACTGATCAAGTATTCCCAAACAACTATAGAAGAATACTGTAACGCTTTGCCCTGCGTTCCTGGGGAGGTGTATGAATAAGATTTTGTTATCACGAAGATACATACTATGGCAACCTTGTGCCGTCCGTTGGTAGAAGGTCTGGAGTATCGTATCTGAAAACGCTAGGAAATAAGTATTCTATCTCCACAAACTTACTATTGATTGAGTGACTAGCTTGATCTAAACCATATTTGCTAACACCAGATAAAAGTTGATTCGCCCCCTTTGGATTTATTACATAAGCATCTGTTCCGGCAATGATGTGTGACCCCTCATATTCATTTTTATGATTGTACACTAGTGGGTAGTTGTCCGCGATTTTATGAACACCGTGCTCTTTATTTTTTGGTGTATGTAAATAATACTTTTCGTGTGGAGTTGGATAATCGAACGCATGTTGAAATTGTAACATCAAACAACCTTTGAAATTTTGATTCTGCCAGTCACCATAACATTTCATTCCCGCCTCAACAAACGCCATAGGTTGTTTTGCTGCTGCAACTCTCTGCCAAAACAACAACTGTGACCTCGCGTCAATTTGATATTTGATCAACGACCTATAGAAATGCGCTTCTTCGTCAGGATATTTTTTTATTTTGTCTTCATGACTTTCCATTTTGCCATGCTTTATCCATTTTTTATAAGGACGCTCAAGTAAAAAGTCTCGAGTAATTTTAGGAACCAATGCAACTTCCCATCCATCGTATCTTTCTATGGAGCGTTGCGTTTCCTCTGCTTCTATAACGGATTTAGGGTCAGTAGAGTCATATGAAATTATTGTGATCATTTTTTCGCTTTATTCGTCATTGGAAATTCGTTAGGCGGGTTATTTATTCTCAAGAAAGAAAATAATTTCTCAGGACTATCACCACCAACAATATCTAGAATTAACAGTTTGTCTTCCCTGCCATCGAAATGTTGTAGTACATCGTCATAATGTTTTAAGTAAACTTCCTTCAATTTCTCTGGAGTTGGGAACAATTCGCCATAAACCTTTTTACGAATATCTGCTTGCCACCCACTCGGACGAGGAGTTCGTTTTCGCTTGCGTTCGAAGTAATTTGTAACAGATACTGCCCAAGAGTCAATTTCTCTTACAGTCAAAACGAATTTGGCGTCTTCGTATGTTTCGTCTAACTTTTTATATACGGGAATTACGGGTATGTCACACGCACCATCGTAGCGATGCATCTCACGTTGATTCGGATAATGAACGATATTCATGTGCGGTTTTAAAACCTCAGACAGAGTCGTTGTTCCTGTTCTGGATAGACCCAATCCAAATACCTTGTTCATAGTTTAAACACTCCCTTGTCGCCGTATATAGATTTCTTTATATCTTCTCTTAAAAAGAAAAGGTCAAGTTGTACTACAATATTATCGCACTTATGTATCTTCTCAACAGAGACAGGGTAGAAATTGTTCTCTTGAAAAAAGTCAATGTACTCGTTTATTTTAGGAGCACCCTGATTATAATTGAAAAATGAAACCTCTGTCAAGATGCAAGATACGTTTTCGGTATACTTCCCTAAACCCGAAAGAATGTCGAGTTCGGAACCTTGCGTGTCCAACTTTATAAAGTCGGGGGAGGGTAGATTGTCTTCCTCAATAATATTATCAAGTCGTTTTGATCTCATAACAGTTGGTTTGATAGATTGGTAGTGTTTTGTATTCTCTTTGTAATAACTGTCTCCGGTCCCTTCAATGGCATAAAATTCTATTGCCCTTTCGTCAGATGACAACAATGTATTATAATGCTTACCAGAAGTTTTCCCGTGTTTTATGTTTGCTTCGAACGTATAGAATTCTGATTCTTTCAAATGCGTTTTCATTTCTTGAGACCAAGATCCATTGTTAGAACCAATATCGAACACAACCTTCGGTTTTATTTTTTTCAAATCATCTATCATTATATTTTCCATTCTGATTCGGGGAGGTTGACCACTCTATACAATGCTTCTTCGTCAAGTCGATCGAGTCCTGCCCCTTGGGCGTGAACAAGTTTGGTTTCTGATGTTCGGCAGTCATTGACTCTTTTATTAGGATTATTTCTATCACGAGTATAATGAATATAACTGTTCCATCCGTTATGCATCTCTTGTAATTTCATATCACAAATAAAAATCATAGCGTGAAGATAATTTTGATCGAGCGCATAAAAATTAATCATCCCTGATGATTTCATCTTTTGAATATACTCTTTAAAATCAACGAACCTTTCCCTCGCTTTAATCCTTGCCTCTCTTGAGTAAAGGACCACCCCAGAATTGTACACTTGAAGCAACCCCTCTTCAGTCCTAGGAAGATCCGCGTCCCATATTTGTTTAATGATCTTCGCCCACTTTTCGTCTCTGGCAGAAGTAATCTGACCAAGAGTAATTGTTCTTTGTTTGGGTTGGAATGGTTCAGTACACATGCCGATCTCCGACTCTGAAGAAAATGCATCGAACACATTCTCTTGTAGATCTTCAACTGCAAATATGTCACTATCAAGGAACAATACATTATCATATTGATCGAACTCGTTGTCATGTATTGGACGAAACGCACCATAATATTTGCTTTCGGCGCCAAGCGATTTAGCAAAGTATCTTGGGTTATGTTCGAACCTGTGTTCTGCTCCGATCCTCGCGGCATACTCAGCGATATTTTTTCGACTCGCTTCGACGCCTGAGCGTAACTCGCCATCCCAGTATTGGTAGATAAGGTTCACTCTAATATCCCTTCGTGTACCAGTTTTCTATAGTTGAGAATTTTACTTTGACGAGGCGACCTTCTTCCTGGTGTATTCTTTATTTTTTGCCTAATATGAATAATGTGACCCTCGCCAACATTTTCTTCAAAGGATGAGCGATTCCACATGTCTTTGTCCAAGTAGGTGTTGTCATTAACTTCCATGCGCGCTCGAACTGCTAAACGATGCATTATTCCTTCGTCTTCATAATTACCGCTGAACCGTTTTATTTCTGACTCAACTATTTCTTCGCGCAGCCTTTGACGAACTTCTTTTTCAATTCGATATATTGATCCGCCCCAGTATGGGTACGCTGGATCACCTAGATCGGGAAACCTTCTCTTTAAGTTTCTGACCAAAGATTCTTGAATATTGTAATGCCTTCCAATCCCATTATCGTCAGTAAATATATTTTTCGTCATCCCCTTACGAGTAAACATATCAATGTCCATCATTACGACTGTGTCGTATTCATCGAACTGCTCATCTAACATTATAAGTTTCTGACAAGGGGAAGTCATTCCTGCCCTAAAGAGGTCGCCCCTCAATAAAGAATAATCTGCGTCGCAAAATTTAGCATATTCTTCTATGTTTGCTTTGGACCGCTCTTCGAGTTCTCCAAGGTTTCCCGTCCAGTGTTGCAATATAATTCGTTTCATATCAGTTCCATGAGTTCTTCGACATTTTCACCTGCCGAGGGCAACCTATCTTTTAGAAAGAAATGTACGAAATGACATTCTTGGATGTTAGCATTAGCAGTATACAAACCATTCCACTTACACTCCATATGCTTGGTCGGAATACGATATTTCTTTAGGAAGTAATTTAGGAGGGTTTGATCTGTACTCCACTTCCAAGTTCCCATACCGTCAACAAAGTTAGCGAACTCGTTTCGCTCAATAAATTGTTTCGGTGTCTGTCCCTTTAAGAACGGAGTAAATTTCTCGCAGTTCAATAGGATCATACCCATGTTGTAGAACTCATGTCCAAGTTGATTTGGTTTGAAGTCTATGCCAACAGAAGGATTGTGCAGTGAAGAATACTGCATGTTTGAGTAGTTGATGATCTTGTCTTTATACTGTTGAGTGATATTCATTTCTCTTTCGCAGACAGCGCCAAAGGCATGCTCGTCACCGAAATCTTCGAAGATATTCGGAGAGTCTGGTCGAATGTAAATATCAGCATCGATGATCGCAATACGGTCATACTGGTCAAGATATGCGAATGCCTGTTCCTTCTCATATATCGGAAGATAACCGCCATGCTTTTCATAAGAATCTTTACTTCGATTCGTACGAAATACATTAGGTTTGATTCGCAGTTTTGGTGTACGTTGAACAATGTGTTCGAACCCGTGTTTCTCGCAATAATCCGCAACGCTTTGAATACAATGCTTGTAGAGTTTAGAGTTTGCTGCTTTACCGATGCAAACTTGATAGATCATAGTCTTCATTCTGGTAAATCCAACTTGTTTAAAGTTTCTTTCAATGACTCTAATTGAGTCTTAACCACCCAGATATTATACTGAGTGACGATCAATAGCACTGAGACAAAGCACAGTAAAAAATTCTCAAACATAACTACCTCAATTGTATTTCGAGACTAACCTTTCTTCGAAATTTTGTTCATCGTATTCATCTCTCTTCACCTTCCTTCTTTGCGATGATCGGTCAAGATACTGATTTTTATGGCGGTCTTTCTTTTTGTTTCTCGGATCGAAACGATTGTACTTTGCCATGATACTTTTTACTCTCCTACTTTCTCCATGCGTGTCATGAGACGTTCTGCACGATTTGTTACTTGGCGATACCATAGACTGTCACGACCTTCTACTGCGGCACGTTTCCAATCTCTGTCTTCCATCGCGGCGCGGAAGTTTTTAAATTTGCTGAGACGAGGACGACCCATATTAAACATCATATTAACAACGATTTGTTGCACTTCTTCTGGCCACATTAAGAACTTATTGCCATATAAGTTCACGCACTCGCTCATCGCTGTGTTAAGGTCTTTTTCGAATGCTTCCCAGACACGGTCTTCAGAGATAGGAGTGCCTTCTTCGCTCCCAAACTCTTCATCATCCTTCGTAATTAGATGACCGACACCGAAGGTAGGATAACCCAGGTGATCCTTATAGACTTTGTACTCTACGCCCTCGTCGATCTTTAATTGCTCGAATATTTCTTGCTTGTTCATTGCTTGTTCTCTTGGTTTGTTAGACGTTTACCGTATTGGTAACACGTTTTCCGGTGGATTTTTTGATGTTCTTGAGGTGGTCGCTCCAGTCGCTTGACGTTTTACCGATCATACTACCGACGTGTGTCACGTCTTTAGGAGCAGAGAGATGTACTTGCTGCCAATCGCCGCTGGCAACCATTTCTTCTTTTTTACTAATAGAGAGAATCATTTCTTTAGTCTCTCCAGTTTTGGTATTTCTCAAATCATATGTTGGCATAATGTTTTTTCCATAAGTCAAAGGAGAACAATGCCCCCATAAAGAGGGCATGTCCAGATAGGATCACCTCCTTACGCGAGATTCGACTTCGGATAATGCGCTATCTAAAAACAATTGTTTTCTTGCAAGATGATGCGCTTTATTCGAATTCCCCCTTTTATGCAGTTTGTGAATATAATTGCCAAGTTTTCGTGAATCTCTTCTCAGTCGTTCTAACTGATTGAATGTAGCCATAAAGACCTCCTTGTTTTATTACTTGGATTATAGACTCAATAATATAGTATGGAAGTGCCTCCTTTAATAATAGTTTTTCAAAGTCATAAAGTCAAATTTATTCCACAATCAGATCAGGAAACGCGTCCTGTACGAGTTTCTTCGTTAAACCTTTATGTGGACTTTTCTTGTTGATCATCGATACGACGATCTCTGCATCGCGCGGGTCAATTGACTCCAACAAATCAATGAACATACGCTCACGTTTAACTGCCGGAAGTGAACTGCTCTCGCGCAATCCCTTGACGAAATACTTGAAATTTAGATGCTGTTTTAGAAGAGACGACTTAGCGTTGTCTTCTTGATTCGGGGTGTATGGTGGACTGCCATCCGGAAGATTCCACTGGATGGTGCTGTCGAAGGTGCCCCGCAGTACATCTAACAGGGGCATAATTTTATTGCTTCTCAACATACCGATTCTCTCATCTCTACTCTTAAGCTTTGACGCTTTTTCAAGAATTTCGAATACTTGTAGACTGTTTGATAATGCCATTATATTACTCCAAAAAAATCAAATCACATATAAAAATATTTATACTATCCTAAATGTTTAGAATGTATCTTACATCCTATGAACTCATTAAAATAATCGTCTCTGAGAAGGACATCGCGGTCAAACTGCGCTTTCGCTTCATAGTATGAGCACTGACCTTTGGTGGCGCACAGGCGGAGGATCTCGCGGTCATATGCCTCAGCGCCTCGCTCCTCTACAAGTAACTTGAGTTGTTCATTTGATCCAAAATACTTTTGCCAATCAGACTGAGTTCTCTTGGTTCGTTTACGAGTCTTGCCCTTTAATGGCGGGAGTTTACGGACAGACCAAAAAAATTTCTTACCGACATACTTCTTGCCTGATTCTTTATCGGTGATGCAATAAACGAACCCGACATAATCTTGTAAGAAGTCTTCGGTTGGATCAAATACTTCTCCGTTCATGTACCAAGTCATACGTCTTCCCAGTACTCGTCGCTAGGCGATCCACACATGGGACAATGCGTTGGTGGTTCTTCGCATTCTTTCACCACCAACGACATCGCCGTATCACAAATTGGGCACTCAAACTCGTATTCGAATTCCATCAGGCAACCTCTTCCCACCCCCAGTCGCCTTCCATTCCAACCACTGAGTATTCGGTGACTCGCTTCTCAAAGAAGTTATCATGCGACGCACCATTCAATACCCAGTCTAACCAAGGTAGAGGGTTGTCTTTTTGTCGAAACTTAGTCTTAAGTCCAAGTTGTAGCAAACGACGATCAGCAATGTGGCGAATGTATTTGCGTACTTCTTCTTTTGTAAGACCCTGTACATCGTTGCCTTTAAAGGCGAGTTGAATAAATTTGTCTTCAAGTTCAACTGCGGTTTTTGCCATCTCATAGATTTTAGATTTTAGTTCATCGTTGACGATACGAGGATGTTCTTCACAGAAAGTACGGAACAACTTTGCGTTGCCTTGCACGTGTAGGGTTTCGTCACGAATAGACCACTCTACGATTGTACCCATACCTTTCATCTTACCGAAACGTTGGAAGTTCAACAACATCAC